TTTGGAGCAGAAATTTCTGGAAATAACTTTATAGTTAAATTCTATGCAGATCCCTCAATTTCTGGTAACTTAGAAATACTTTCGTTTAGCGAAAATTTCTATACGGATTTAGACACCGTTAATATTACACCCGCTCTCACTTATAGTCCAGTTGAGCAAACTGTCACATCTGTAAAATATTACGGAGCAAATTCACCAAATATAAACAAATATGACTTTGAAGCAGAATATGAGGGCACGCCAATCTTTATGAAAACATTTAATCCATCAGATACTGATGTTTTAAATTTGGCAACAGGCATATTTACAATTCCAAATCACTTTTTTAACACCGGCGAACAATTGATTTATACTCCAAAATCCACTTTTATTGGAATTGGGACTTCCGCAATGGGAATTGGGGCAACAACGAATTATGTCGGTGTCGTTACAACAATATTACCCACTGTTGTATATGCGATAAAAGATAGTAATGATTCATTTAGAATTTCTACAAGAAAAGAGTATGCAACTCAAGGAATTGGAGTGACATTTACATCTGTTGGTTTAGGAAATGCTCACCAACTAGAAATGTATAAAAAGAATGAAAAATCAATAATTTCAATCAATGATGTTGTACAAAGTCCCTTAGCATATTCTTCTATAACTCATACGTTGTCCGGGAATGGCGGGCAAATCGGAACGGCATCTACAATTTTTGCTTTGAGTGGAATTAGTTCTATTACCCCAACCGATATATTAAAAATTGATGAAGAATACATGAGAATAGAAAATGTTGGATTGGGCACAACAAATACTGGTCCTATCACATTTAGTGGGGGAATTTCTCTTGTAGAAGTTACCCGTGGATTTGTTGGATCTACAGCAGGTTTACACACAGATACTTCTATTGCCAGAATTTATAGAGGATCTTACAATATTTCGGAGAATAAAATTTTCTTTACGGAGGCTCCCAGAGGAAACTCTCTTGATTTGCTCGGTCCTAGCGAATCTAACTTGCCTAGAGAAAGAGCATCTTTTAGTGGAAGAGTATTTTTAAGAGAAGATTATAGCACCAATCAAATTTATGATGATATTTCAAGTCAGTTTACTGGAATTGGTCAGACTTTTATACTAACTTCTCAAGGAATAAACACAGTTGGATTGGGCACTTCTGGTGGAAATGGAATTGTTTTCATTAACAATATTTTCCAATCCCCCACAACACTCAATAATTCTTCAAATAATTATATTATAACAGAGAATTTGGGAATTACTAGTATTACCTTTACGGGAATAACATCCTCTAATAACAGCATATTTACATCAGAATATGACATCAATCAAAATCAACTTCCTCGTGGAGGTGTAATTGTATCTCTTGGATCTACTGGAGGATTGGGAATAGCACCTCTTGTAGGAGCTTCCGTTACTGCAGTTGTTGGTGCTGGAGGAACTATAGTTGCAATTGGAATTGGAACTATGGATATTATTGGATCTGGATATCGATATCCTGTTTCTGTAGCGGTCACTGAAAGTGGTCATATAGGCACAGGAGCCGTTATAACCGCAAACGTTGGCGCCGGAGGAACTTTATCATTTAATGTTGTTAGTGCTGGCACAGGATACACCAATCCAACAATAAATGTTTCTTCTCCATCCTATGAAAATTTACCCGTAACTGGAGTTTCTAGACTTGGAGTGGGTGCTACAACAGACACTGGAATTGGGTTACTTTTAAATATCGAGGTTGGATCTAGCTCTACTACCGGAATTGGATCTACCTTATTTGAAGTCAAAACTTTTAAAGTCACTAGAAATGGATACTCCTTTAGAATTGGAGATGTATTTAAACCTGTAGGATTAGTAACTGCTAAGGGTCTTCCTTCTCCAATCAGTGAATTTGAATTAACTGTTTTGGATGTTTTTACAGACTCATTCTCTTCTTGGCAGTTTGGGGAATTGGATTACATAGATTCTGTTAGTGTATACCAAGATGGAATTAGAACAAGATTCCCACTTTTCTATAATTCTGAATTACTTAGTTTTGAAATTGATGAAAATGACCCAGATTCTCAGTTAATTGATTTGGACTCTGTTTTACTTATTTTTATAAATGGTGTCTTGCAAGAACCAGGAGTTTCATATCAGTTTAGTGGAGGAACTTCATTTACATTCTCAGTAGCCCCAGAACCAGAAGATAACATAGCAATATTCTTCTACCGTGGAACTAGAGGTGAGGATACTCTTCAAGTTAATACAGTAGAAACGATTAAGGTTGGAGATACGGTGCAAATTTTTAGCAATAATTCAAATATTGAAAATACAACCACGCAGGAAAAAAGAGTAATTTACGATATTTCTGGATCTGATAAGGTTGAAACAAATCTTTATGTCAATCAAGGAATCGATGAAGTTAACAATAAACCCCTATATTGGACTAAACAAAAAACCGATTTAATACTTAATGGCGAAAAAATTTCTAAGTCAAGAGATTCCTTAGAATCTCAAATTTATCCAACGGCAAATATTATAGGAAATTTAAATGCTGCAGCAAGTGAAGTATTTGTTGATGATAGCAGTTTATTTAATTATGAAAATGCATCACCAATTAACTTTGATGCAATTATTTTTTCAAATGATTCTGCAGAAGAATATGAAATAATTACTGACATTTCTGATGTAGAAGGATATTCTGTGTCCATTATTGGAATTGCAACAACAAATGGAGTTGGAACCTCACTGGCACTTGAGTTTACTTTAGATAGAGACCCATTCTCTTTCCCAGATTTACAATCCGGATATCCCATTTACATTTCCGAAACTTTTGTTGGGCAAGGAGTTACATCAATTAATACAAATGATACGGACATTGTTGCTATAAGCACATCATTCTTAAATAACGTTTATAAAATTCATGCAATTAACTCTGCAATAGGAATTATAACTTGCAACATTGCATCGAATACATCTGTGGTCGGAATAGCAACCACCGGCACCTTAGACTATCCTGTTGGAAGATTAACCTGGGGAAGACTATCTGGATTTTCTAGATCAACTTCTCCAATTTCGATAGGAGTTAGTGGATATACTTCAAGTGTTGGAATAACCACTCTTGGATACAATGCTGGGCTCTCCACATATCCAATCATTCAGAGAAGAGGATATGGGTTAAGAAGCAATGGATCTTTGAAAAAGGATCTCTAACTCAATATAAATATAAAAAAAAGAATTATATAGATGTCTGCACTTGTAACAGATCAATTCAGAATTTTAAATGCTAGTAATTTTATAGAATCGATTGATGATTCTTCTAATTCTTATTATGTTTGGGTTGGTCTTACTAACCCAAACATTTATACTGGATTTGGTAGAAATGTGAATTGGGATGGACCAGGAATAACAAATGGTGTAATTCCAAATCCTACAGATAATTTAGACTATTTGACTCAATATGAAGATACTCTTCTTTTTGGGAAAAAAGTTACTTCTTCAAATATAAGAAGAGTAGTTAAAAGAGTTGACTGGGAGAGAGGTAAAAAATATGACATGTATAGGCATGATTATAGCGTAGACAATCTTTCTCCGGTGTCAAGAAGAGCTAGACTTTATGACTCAGAATATTATGTGTTGAATAGTGATTACAATGTTTATATTTGTATAGAAAATGGGTCAAGTGGAATTAATACGACTGGTAATCAATCACAATATGAGCCAACAACTACAGATTTAGAGCCAACAATAGCAGGAACTGGAGAAGATGGGTATGTTTGGAAATACTTATTTACAGTTTCTCCAGCAGATATTGTAAAATTCGATTCTACAGAATATGTAACTTTGCCAAATAATTGGGAAACGTCTACAGATTCTCAAATTGTTGCGGTGAGAGAAAATGGCGATTCATCAATAAACAATAATCAGATTAAGACTGTTTATATTGATAATACTGGTTCAAATTACACATCTGGAGAAGTTGATATTCTGGGAAATGGAACTGGTGGAAGAGTATTTGTGGAGACAAATGCTAATGGAGAAATCATAGATACGACAGTAACATCTGGAGGCACAGGATACACATATGGAATCGTCGATCTGGGTCCTCTACAACCAGGAGGCACTATCAGTAACCCAGCAAAATTAATCCCCATTATACCGCCATCTAGAGGGCATGGATTTGATTTATATAAAGAATTGGGTGCTGATAGGGTAATGATATACGCAAGATTTGATGATTCTACTAGAGACTTCCCAACAAATACAAAATTTTGTCAGATTGGAATTTTAAAAAATCCAACAAAATTTATATCCACAGAAACTTTTAGTAGTGGTGAGTTTTCTGGATTATATGCAATTAAATTTGATTCTGTCAATTCATTTTTACCTGAAGTTGGTGAAAAAATTAATCAAACAGTTTCTACCGGAATTGCCGTAGGATATGTTGCATCATATGATTCAGACACTAAGGTTCTAAAATATTTTAGAGACAGGTCTTTATACTATGGTTCTACACACGATCAAACCGATTATGTGGGAGTTTCTACATCGGCAAATGCAAATATTAATTTTAGTTATACCGGTGGAAATGTGGTTGGTGAGACAAGTGGATTTTCTGGACAAGTTTCTTCCTTCTCTGGAATTACAACCACAGTAAACAATTCAATCATAAATCTTGGAGTAACATTTACAAATGGTCTTGCAAATCCAGAAATAAATAAAAAAACAGGAGACATAATTTATATTGACAATAGACCTCTTGTAACTCGTAATGTTAGACAAAAAGAAGACATTAAAATTATCCTGGAATTCTAACCAATGGCACAAAAAACAAATTTAAATGTAAGCCCATACTTTGACGATTTTGACGCCGAAAAGAACTTTTACAAAGTTCTTTTTAATCCAGGAAGACCCGTCCAAGCAAGAGAATTAAATAATATTCAATCTATTCTACAAAATCAGATTGAATCGTTTGGTAGTCATATTTTTAAAGAAGGATCTGTAGTAATTCCTGGAAACTTAACATATGATTCACAGTTCAATGCTGTTAAATTAAACCCATCAAACTTTGGTGTCAATATTTCACTATACATCAATAAATTTTTAGGCAAGAAAGTTACTGGGCAAATTTCTGGTGTAACTGGAACAATTCAAAAAATTGAAATACCAGACTCAATTAATAATTTACAGTATGTTACATTATACGTAAAATATCTTGATTCTGGTAATAATTTTGATATTACACCATTTCAAAATGGAGAATCACTGTTTGCAAGTGAAAATGTAGTATATGGAAATACAACCATTGTAGCTGGAAACCCATTTGCATCTTTAATTTCTTCCGATGCTACCGCCGTTGGGTCTGCAGTTTCTATTGACACTGGAATTTATTTTGTAAGAGGAACTTTTGTAAATATTTCTAAGCAAACGATTATTTTAGATTACTATACAAACACACCATCATATCGAGTTGGTCTTAAAGTATCTGAAGAAATCATAACAGCAAAAGAAGATGACTCTCTTTATGATAATGCAAAAGGATTTACAAACTATGCTGCTCCTGGAGCGGATAGATTTAAAATAGGTCTATCTTTAACCAAAAAAACAATTGATAGTGTTGATACTGACGTAGATTTTATTGAACTTCTTAGATTAGACGCAGGGCAAGTCAAAAAATTAAATACAAATACGCAATACTCTTTGATTAAAGATTATTTGGCACAAAGAACTTTTGACGAATCGGGAAACTATTCAGTAACTCCTTTTAAAATTTCCTTACATGATTCTTTAAATAACAGACTTGGAAATAATGGTTTATTTTTTGAAAATCAAAAAACAGAAAATGGAAATACACCATCAGATGATTTAATGTGTGTTAAATTGTCTCCCGGCAAAGCATACGTCAGAGGATATGACATTGAAAAGGTTTCTACTACCATTTTAGATGTACCAAAACCTAGAGAAACTCAAAGTGTTGAAAATGTAAGTATTCCATTTGAAATGGGAAACTTGTTGAGAATTAATAATATAACAGGATCACCGAAACAAAATCAATCATTAGAATTACATTCTGTCAGAAGAAGCTCATCGGGAAATCCAAGTTCTACAACAAAAATTGGAGATGCCAAGGTTTATAATTTTAGACTGACGGATTCTGCATATTCTTCTGCTTCTACAAACTGGGATTTATATCTTTATGATATTCAAACTTATACAACATTAATTCTAAATCAAGCATTATCTATATCTCAGTTGCCAGCAACATCTTTTATTAAAGGAAAGAGTAGTGGTGCAAGTGGATATGCAGTCTCTGCTGGAGATGGCACAACTACTGTCAATTTACGCCAAACTTCTGGAAGTTTTGTAAAGGGTGAGCAGATTATTATTAACGGGTTAGAATTGTATCCCAGATCAATTGCGAATATCACCGTATATGACAGTCAAGATATCAAGCAAGTGTATCAATCCACGGCAGTATCTGGATTTACTACTGCCTTTATGGGAGATTCTGTTTTAGGAAAGCAATTACCAATTGGTTTTAATGCTGCCGATACGGTTAATATAACTGCTGGTGGAGTTATAACTTCCCCAGGTAAATTCTTTAATTCAATCAAACCCGGAAGTATTATCAGATATCAAACACCAACAGGATCTTTAGAAAATTTTAATAGAGTAACTAGTGTTAGTTTAACTGGATCTTCGATGACGGTTGCAAGTGTTGCAAGTGTCAGTGGTGTTTGTGATGGATCGATTGGTGTTTCTACAAATATATCTTTCAGTGTTGGGACTCCTTCAATCAATAATCTTGAAAAAGGATTCTTATATGCAGAAGTTCCAAATTCAAATCTATCATCAATAGATTTGAATGATTCTATTTTAACTTTTAGTGCTCAATCAACGAGTGCTAAGTCATCAAGTAGTCCAATTGTTTTATCAGTATCTGATTTTTCTCTACCATCAGGTTTAACAACCGCTTTATTCCAAGCGTTTGATGAAGAGCGTTATTCTGTGCATTACACTGATGGCACAACTCAATCGCTAACATCAGATCAGTTTTCATTATCCAATAATCAAGTTACTTTATCAAATCTTACGTCTGGTAAAACCACTTCATCAATTAACGCAACATTTATTAAAAATGGGGTTCAAAGCAAAGAAAA